GAGGAAGATTATCGCAAGCGGGTAATGGAGCATCATGAGGGTTTTGAAGTATCGAGTCTTGATCTCTCATACAGCGAAGCGAGGGACTTCATTAAAGAGATGGAAGCCGAAGCAGTAACGCGAGGCGTATGGAAAAAAAACTCCGGGCGCCCCATCGGATCGCCCCTACGGTACGACAACCTCGGTAAACGTCCCGGCATGGCATCACCGCCTCAGCTCCGCATGATCGAGGCGATGTGGAAGGCCGTGAGTTACACGCACGATCCAGAGAAGCGGGCCGCTGCGCTGCGGAAATTCATCTTCCGCCTTTGCAGTAAATCAGCTATGGAGTTTGTTGAGCAAAGAGATGTTTCAAAGTTAGTGAATGCCATGAAGAGCATGGCAATGCAAAAACGTACGTAGGGGCGATCCGGCGGGTCGCCCAGGAAAGGAGGAGAAGTGCTGTACATAGAACTTAACGCTGCAAGGATCTGCATCAACTGCGGGACAATACATGATGTCAAAATTGAGAATTCATATGGTAAGGGTGACTGCCCGCAGTGCAAAGAAAAGATGTGCGTCACGATGCAGGCATATATCAATACCATGACAGAAAAGGAGGTATGCATATGAAGCTCAAAACAGCAAGGCTCTGTGTTGACTGTGAATCAATTTACGATCTATTGCGTAGTTTAATTTGCGGATTAAACGATGTAACACAATGCCCGGAGTGTGGATCTCATTCAACGATGTTGCTATCGACAGTGATCCCTACAATGGCAGCGGATTGTAGGGGCGATTCGGCGGATCGCCCAGTGGAGGCGGCATGAGAAACAGCGCACATGTATGGGCGATCCGGCGGATCGCCCTTTGGGACGATTTTAGTTTTCTGATTGTCTGTTTAATTGTTGTAGTGGCTTTTGCGCTGGGGATTGTGTGCGGCGGGACAATTGTAGAAAAAAAAATTAAACAATTATCCGTAGGGGCAATTCACAAAACGCCCACAAAGGGGGAACAATGATAATGTTTTTTGCAGGATTAATGGTAGGCGGTTTTTTTGGGATGTTGCTCATGGCAATTTTTGCATCAAAAAAAAATAATGGAGGATAACAATGCAATTAGCAGAGATCGAAAAACAAACGACTGATTACGGTACCGCAAAACGCGAGCTCGACGAACTCGTCGCGGAGATCAGCGAAAGGACCGAAACACTTAAGCGGGAATTCATGCCGAAACTTAAGGCGGTCATGGGTAAGATCGCAAAGAAACACGAGACGCTATATAGATCAATAGCGGACAATGTCGATCTCTTCGAGAAGCCGCGCACTCAGATATTTGAGGGCATCAAGGTCGGCTTAATGAAGGGAAAAGGTAAGGTCTTTATAGAGGACGAAGAATTAACGATCAAGCTCATCCGAAAACATCTGCCTGAGCAGGAAGAATATCTCATTAAAACCACTTACGAGCTTATTAAATCGACGATAAAAAAACTGTCCGAGAAAGATATGGCGAAAATTAATGTTGCGATAATTGATAAAGACGATCGCATTGTCATCGAGTCGATTGATACTACTGTACAGAAGATACTTAACTCACTTATTAAGATCCAGATCGAGGAGCTGAGCGAGGAGTATAAGGAAGAGGCGGCGTGAACTATTGCACTTTTCTGAAAGGAGGTGAATAAGATGAAAAATATTTTATTAGTTCTATTGGTTTTATTAGTTCTATTGGTTAGCAGTATCGCAAATGCGATTGAGGCTACGGTCTCAGGCACGAGTGTAACACTGTCATATACCGAGCCTGTGATTAATGAGGATAGCTCCGTACTGACGGACCTTGATCATACGAGTATCTATTACGATATCGGCAGCGGGTTTGTAAAGGCTGTGGATGTGCCGGCTACAGCAGCAACCGGCGGCGGAAAAATCACAAATAATATAACTGTGCCGGTAACGCCCGGCATGGAAGTAAATGCGGAATTTAAGGCAACGGCAACAGATACCGGCGGCAATGAAAGTAAGGATTCAAATATTGTAACAAAACGTATTGACAGGCTCTCACCGGCTGCGCCGAAATAGTTTTATCGTAGGGGCGATCCGGTGGATCGCCCTCGCAATAAAATTATGGGAAACATTAAAAACATCATGACTGGAGACGGGATCCCGCCGGTCTTTACTGCGAGCGACATGGCGATACTAAAAAAACGTGCTGAGGCCGCGACGGTTATTAATATCCCGAATCAGGCACGCGGATACACGAAGGGTGCATATGATATCAAGGCTTTTAATTTTATGCAGTCATACAAACGGGGCGAGACGCCCTGGGCGCTCATGAATAAAAATCAAAGAGACTGGCTATGGAAAATTAAGGATAGTTTAAAGGGAAGATGAATATTAGAAATTCAAAAGTTGGCTGCTGGGCATTGATGGATGATTGTAAGAATATTTGGATATGCTCTATTGCATATATAAAATATCAGAGCATTAAATTAATTACGGCCTTTTTTGATAAAACTCCGAAGGACTGGAGAAAGCTCAATAAATGTTTGAATTTAAAGTTTGTGAAAATAAATGTGTCGCTACAGTTGGTCCCTTTAAGCGCGAAGCTGAAACGCAAATGAGCCCCTGGATTAAATACGAATGCGGATGCATCGAGGGGCCGATTGTATCCAGTACCTGTCCGCTGCATAAGACGCGCGGGGTAGTAGATGTGGACGCGATAGTTGGAATGAGGAGGGCAAGATGATAAATTTTAGGCGATACACGGAATACGGGGATAAGATAGCAAAATTCAAACTTGAGCACGAGCAGGTGCTCGAAATATGGCGTCGCGTTAAAGATGGCGAAGGCGTTCGTGATATTGCGAGGGAATTTAACATCTCACATACTCTGGTTTCGCTGATCGTTAACGGTAAACGATGGGTTAATATCACGGGCGGAAGCGTTTATGAGGAATAATATTGCGCCGTCCTTCCTCAACAAAGGGGTCACGGGATGAGTATGTGGAGGAAATACGAATGCGGATGTATTGAGGGACCGATTATTTCAGGTACCTGCCCTATTCACAATCAACGCGGGGTTGCGGAGCTGATTGACTGTCTGAAGGGCCGCCCGATCAAAGCCTGGATCACGAACGGTGAATGTGATGAGCGGAGACTGTGCCCATGTACGTACGACGATTGTCTATATAAATGGCGTAAAAATACACAGGGGAATTTAATATGAGCGATTGTAAATCAGTTTGTAAATGCGGGCAGGATCTTCCGCCGCATTGTCATAAGGACGGCGAGATAATATTTTCATGCGGGAATTGCAATAAAGAAGATTGCCCGGACCGTAAGATCGAAAGGGAGAAAACAGGGGATGCGGAGTGACCGCCTACGATTTACGAGGGTGCGGCACAATGCCGGCATGCTCCGCATCCCTGTAGTTTTATGATTAAAAAACCTTTTACATTTTATGGTGGCAAGGGACTCATAAAAAATAAGATCATTCCTTTACTACCACCACATCGGGAATATGTAGAACCATTCGCGGGATCTGCCGCAGTTTTTTTTGCCAAAAAACCTGCACTTATTGAAACCTTGAACGATGTAGACGGCGCCGTGATGAATTTTTATAAAGTATTAAGAGATGTGGAGCTCTTCGAGAAACTGGTGCTTAGATTAAATTTAACTCCTTATGCACGAGACGAATATAAAGACAGCCGCAATGAATGGCCCCGGGAGAATGACTTATTCGAAAAAGCAGTGAAATGGTTCATTGCAAATGAAATGGCCTTTTCCGCGACAACGGACCATTATTCCTGGAAAAAGGCAACCCTTACCTCTAAAGGCAAAATGGCTGAATGTGTCAGTAAATATTTAAACCGTATAAATGGATTATTCGAATTTCACTTACGACTGAGAATGGCCCAGATTGAAAATGTAGATTTCAGACGCATATTGAAATCGCATAATGCGCCATCGACGCTGGCTTATTGTGATCCTCCCTATTTGAAATCTACAAGGGGAAGCCACGGATATTTATTCGAAATGACAGAAATTGATCACTATGAATTAGTGCAGTTATTGTTGGATTATTCTGGGATGGTTGTCCTCTCTGGATACGATAATGCGATATATCAACCACTTTTAAAAGCAGGATGGATACGAACTGAGATCCCGACATTCTGTTTTGCAGTCGGTAGAACATCTATTGATCGAAAAGGCGCCGGGGGATTAGAAGATTTCAAGCGACTTGAAATCATATGGCGAAATCCGGGCGCAATGGCGGCAATACAAAAGGCGCAAGAATGCCCGAACAACTCGGCATAGACTTTGAGCTGACGAATGAGGAACACATGATAATAAATACGCTACAAAACTGCAAAGGGAAAGAGGCGGCAATCTTGGGCCCCACGATCTCCTCGCTGACCGGCATCAAATATGATGAAGTCCGCGCGGTGATCTCGCACCTGGTCAACGAGCATCACTGCCTGATCGCTTCGTACTCGAGAGGATATTACGTCCCGGTTACGGCAGAGGAAGTTGATGCGGCCACAAAGAGCCTGCGGCATAGAGGGATCATGATTCTGATGCGGGCAGCCCGGCTGCAGAAACAGAGCTTAGAGGATATTTTTCAGCAGGGTAAACTGGAGTTCCCAATATAATGAAATATACTTTCACCCCGGAGAATGACAAATTAATAACCGGGATATACAACACAACGAGCAAGCGGGACGGGCGTATCACGAAACTTGCTAAATATCTGGGCATCCCTCGCAGGACAGTATATCAACGGGCGAGGCGATTAGGAGTATATCAGCCAAGGATAGATCATGTGCCATGGTCAGATGAAGAGGTCGGGCTTCTCGAACGTAATGCCTGGAAAACGCCAGAAACGATACAGAAGTGTCTCAAAAAAGAGGGTTTCCAACGGAGCATCCCAGCGATCATTCTCAAGAAAAAGCGAGCACGTATAATGCCGAATCAGGAAGGCTACAATGCGACACAGGTGGCCGAAGGATTGGGCGTTGATCTGCATATAGTTACTCAATGGATTGGCAGAGGATTTTTAAAAGCAGAAAAAAGAGGCAGTAATAGAGTAAATGATATCTGGTATTTAAAGGATAAGGCGGTAAAGACGTTCATAATTAATCATATAGGCATTATAGACATTCGCAGAGTCGAGAAAATCTGGTTTGTTGATGTATTGATAAATTAATTTTAAGGGGTTATTAAATGTTTTTTAAAAAGCTTTTTAAAAAGGTGAATAAAATAACTTCCCCTCAAATCCCCCTCTTAGATAAGAAGGGGAAGGGGGAGTTATCTGATCCCATATGGGACGCCTTCCGCCGGGCAGACGTCGATTGGTGCTGCCGTATATTTAATGAGATGATTAAAAGCGGATCGCCCAGCCTTGCTGTCCAGACGCCTGAGCGCGATGTGGTAGTGATGACGGTTAGATATTGTCCGAGGTGCGGGAGAAAGCTATAGTGAACTGGCTTGATAATCTAAAAACAGAAGACCTGCCGGATAAATACAGGGAGATGGCGAATATAGTTGGCATTGAGAATACTATTAAGTTGGCCGAGCATTTTGGTAAGGACGGATTCTATTTTAAGAGCATCGAGAAGTTGATTACAAAAAAGAAAGAAGAATATATCCGAAATAATTTTTGTGGCGACAATCACCCTGAACTTGCAAAGGCGACAGGCTACTCTACCAGATGGATATATGAAGTACTGAAAGACGTTAAAGATGACAGACAGTCGGAAATGTTTTAATTGATTTTATTTTTCGCTTCTGCTACTCTCTAAAAATCCTCGTTTAAAAACACATTAACACTTCTTGAACGCTTCAAAAGACTTCACTCCCACTTCTTTTCTATTGTATTCACATGCGCAGCAACGTTTCATGTTTTCACCTCCACATTGCAGCTTGCCGGACGGCAACTCGGGAAGTCGCCCCTTTTTCTGAGGGCGGAAGTAAATGACACCCTACGAAAAAGCATATAACGAGACAATAGGTATTGAGGGATTATATTCCGATGACCCCGATGATCTCGGCGGTGAGACCTACAAAGGCATTGCAAGGATAAAACATCCCGACTGGCACGGCTGGACGTTTATTGATGAGGAAAAAGGACATCCGGGCTTTCCGGATTTACTGGCGCAAAACGCATTGATCGAACAGTTAGTGCAGGATTTCTACAAAGCGCAATTCTGGAATCATGTCTGGGGTGACAGGATCGTTGCATTGTCGTATGACATCGCAGCGGAGTTATTCGATACCGCAGTTAATCAGGGAGAACATTTCGCAATCCTATATCTGCAGCAAGCCCTCAGTCTATTGAATCGCAATGCGACTCTATATCCGGATCTCGTTGAAGATGGTTCCCTTGGAGAAAAGACGATTTTTGCGCTTACTGCCTTTCTAAAAACCGATACGCCGGAGATGCTGTTACTCTGGATGAATATTTTTCAGGGAGCGCGTTATGCGGCGCTTAAACAGGAAAAATATATACGAGGCTGGGCTAAAAGAATAACGATCACGAAAGAGAAACGCGCATGAAGAAAGAAGTCGCTTTATTTGCACCTGAATGGTACTGGAAGCTGCCAATAGCAGAACGTGAGAAAGGCCGCTGCGGCCCCGGCACAGGATGGAAAGAAAAACTGGTCCCGGAAAAGATATGGGGACTAAGCATGACCCCTGCCTGCCAGATCCACGACAAAATGTACGAACGCGGCGTCAACATTGAAGACAAGCGCGAGGCTGATAGGGTTTTTCTGAATAACATGCTGAGGCTTATTGACGATGGATCAGCAAACACGTTCATGCGCTGGCTGAGGAGACGATCTGCATATAAATATTACGAGGCGGTTGATCTCGGTGGCGGCCCTGCATTCTGGGCCAACAAAAATAAACCAGAAGAATGGGGATTAGTCCCCGTAGGAGGGACGGCATGAATAAACTTGTCACATTGATCGGATTCATTCTTTTATCCGGCTGCGCAACATATCAGTCTGTCCGTAGAAGACGCAGATGAAATAAAAGCAACCTGTTCTAATTTTAAATAATGTAGGGGTGATCCGGCGGGTCGCCCTCAAAAGGAGAAAGTAAAATGCATTACAAAAACGGAAGGGAAGCAAAAAACGGTGACAAAGTAGTTCTGTTTCCTTCATATGGCCCTCCAGTTGCGGGAATCCTTTATGATGCTACCGCGGGAAACGATTTCTGTAACGGGAGAATAGCTATTACATCGGGGAATGATCCTTGCCCAAATCTCAAGGAATGTCTACATGCCGATGATATTAAAGTGGCAGACGTGCCTGATTCAACAAAATCGTAGATGAAAATACCTGAAATAAAAAGAAGGAAGTCATGAAAAAGCTTTTCGCAGTATTTATTTTATTGATCGTATGTCTTATCCCATTTTTCCCGGTACCGACACAGGCTCTGGAAGGCGAGATATTTATGGATAAGGTATTTACCGATAGAGCAAACAGTGATGTTGAGCGTGACCCGTATTACAGCCTGTCGGGGGAAATAAGGCATGACATCGGGATCGTTACCGCATACGCAAAAGCAAATATGTACCTTGATCATACCGGCTTCTCTGTATTGACACGAGAATATAATTTCGGAACATACGTACAGGTCTATAAAAATATCACTATGCGGGCGGGATATATCCTGAAAGAATTCCCCGATAATGTGCATGAGAATCTTTATCTTGTCGGCATCGGCTACAGGTTTGGGAAAAGTAAATGACCGAGATCGTCTCTGCGATGAAAGACTTCCTTGCTATCATCCAGGCGATGGGACCGTTAGGAATAATTTTCTTTTTATGGTGGGACGGGGCAAAGGAAAGAAAAAAAGTTGAAGAGAAATCAAGGGAAGAAAATAAAAAATGGGAAGAAAGATTCCAGGCGATGAAGCGAATGTATGAAAACAACGTGGAACTGGTTAAAGCATATGAAAGCATCGCCAAGGATTTACACGATACTGTTGTTTACAACACGACTGTTATGACGCAGGTAAAAGACATAGCGGATCATAATCTATATTGTCCGCTCGTAAGGAAAAAATCAAAACAAAGCGAGGTTGATGCATGAGTATGGAAGACGTGATCAAACAGGGGTTGCTCACTCAAAAGAAGCAGGCATTCAGGCAGGCAGTGCTTGACGGAAAAGCCGCTTTACAGGCATTGCTCAATGAAGCTGTCTTTGCGAAAGACAGATCAGTTGAGGAAATGAATGTCGATAGCCTCCAGTCTCATCTCAATCAACTGAAAGCTAAAAAAGCCGAGTGTGTAGCTCTCATCTCTAAAATAAAGGAGTTTGAATGAACCGCAGGCACGGAAAGCTGCATACCCTGCCGGAGGAAATCCGGCGAGAGGTTAACACCCTGCTTATCGAGCCGAACGTCACATATGAAGATGTCGGGGAGTTTCTCAAAGAGCGCGGCTTTGATATTTCCAAGTCTGCCATTGGACGGTACGGGAAATGGTTTTTCAATGAAGTCCGGGAAACGGAAATGCTGCGTGATCAGGCCGCATTGATAACATCGGATCCGGATAAGGCAATGCTTCTCGAAAAACTTACAGCGACAATGATAACAAAACGTCTGGCGCTCGCCCTGCAGGAAGAAAGATTTGATGTTATGAAGAATGCGAAACTCATACAGGCATTTGCCACATTACAGAAATCAAGCATGCACCGGGAGCAGTGGCATACAGACGTAAGGGACAAAATTGTATCGACTGCCGATGCCGTCGGACAGATCGCAAAGAAGAGCGGTTTGACCGATGATGCTGCCGCACATATCCGCGCGAAGATATTAGGAATCGCAAAATGACAATGGGCATTATAAACATAGACGACCTGCCGAAAGACGGCGTACTCCTGGATTATCAGCGCAAGTGGATCGCTGACCGGGCGGATGTTAAGGTCTGCGAGAAATCCCGACGGGTAGGTTTGACATGGGGTGAGGCGGCTGATGATGTGCTGGTCGCTGCCAGTCAGACCGGCATGGACGTTTTTTATATCGGTTATAACAAGGATATGTCGCGGGAATTTATAGATGCCTGCGCGTTCTGGTCACGGCATTATAAACTTGCCGCTTCCGAAGTTTCGGAATTCATCTTCAAGGAAGAAAACGAAGATAAGGAGATCCACGCCTTCAGGATAGATTACGCCTCCGGGTTTAAGATCCTCGCCCTCAGCTCAAGGCCGTCGAACCTCAGAGGTAAGCAAGGCATAGCGGTAATTGATGAGGCGGCTTTTCATGATGACCTACAGGGATTGATAAAAGCGGCTATGGCTTTTTTGATGTGGGGCGGTAAGGTCAGGATCATCTCCACTCACTTCGGCGAGAGCAATACTTTTAATCAGCTTGTCGATGATATCCGTAAAGGCAAGTTTCCCTACAGCCTGCACCGGATCACCCTTGATGACGCACTGGAAGATGGACTCTATAAAAGAATCTGTCTCGTGCTCGGTAAGGAATGGACTCTGGAAGCAGAGAAACAATGGCGGGACGATCTCATTAAATCATACGGTGAGCATGCTGATGAAGAATTATTCTGCATCCCGTCAAAAGGCAGCGGGATATATTTTACCTCTGCCCTCATTGAATCCTGCATGAAGCCGGAGATCCCGGTCCTGCGCTGGACATGTAAGGACGGCTTTGAACAGCAATCTGATGAGATCAGGGCAAAGGATTGCCAGGACTGGATAGATTTTAACCTTGAACCAATATTAAAGATCCTCGATATAACGCAGGCGCATTATTTCGGCGAGGACTTCGCTCGTAATCTGGATTTGACAGTAATTATACCTTTGGCGCGGCAGCAGAATCTTTCATTAAGGGCGCCGTTCATAATCGAATTAAGAAATGTACCTTTCAGGCAGCAGGAACAGATCCTATTTTACATCGTGGACCGCCTGCCGAATTTTAGGGGAGGCGCTCTGGATGCCAGAGGCAACGGGCAATACCTTGCCGAAGTGGCTATGCAGCGTTACGGGGCCTCGAGGATTTTACAGGTAATGCTCACCCGGCAGTTCTACCAGGACAATATGCCGAAATACAAAGTCCGGTTTGAAGATAAAACAATCGAGCTGCCAATGGATGCGGAAATACTTGATGATCACCGGGTTGTCAGGCTCGAAAATGGTGTGCCGATGATTTCCGATATCCGCCGGTCGAGCAGTGAGGGCGGAAAAAGACATGGTGACTCAGCTTGCGCGGGAATGTTGGGAGTTTATGCGGTGAACAATTTAAACGCAGGCCCCATCGAATTTCAATCAACCGGCTCAAAACGTGAGTTCACGAAAATCGGAGGCTTTTTTGGATAAAAAAGAAATAGCCGCCAAAGCCACACAAATGCCCCAGGTTGATTTCAGGGGTATAAGGTAGCACCCGGAAGATGTTTTTTGAAAATTGATGAGTTTAGAAAGGTAAAACGAGGGATTAGAGGCTGATGGATAACGCAAAAACACAAGACGACAGCGAAAAGCCGGTTTTAAATGAAATCGCGACTGTCCAGCGGGACCCGCTTTGCATGGATTATATCGGCAGGACACTGCTCAATCCCGATAAAGTTTTAAAATCCGAATCCGGCGGTAAAGGGATCGAGCTTTATGAGGATTTATTGAGAGACGACAAGGTCGGCTCGACATTACAAACTCGTAAACTCGCAGTTGTCGGCAGGGAATGGGAGATTATCCCGGCCTCTGACAGGCGGCAGGACCAGAAGGTTGCGGACTTTGTAAAAGATATTTTGCTGTCATTTAACTATGACGCCGCGCGGAGGGCTTTACTCTCCGGCGTTGTCCTCGGCTATAAACCGGCAGAGATAATGTGGGATTACTCCGAAGGCTCTATATGGATTAAGAACATTATCGGTAAGTCGTCAAGACGTTTTGTGTTTGACCTGGAATCCCGGATGCGGATGCTCACAACCTCAAACATGATCGAGGGGGAAGAACTACCAGAGCGCAAGTTTGTCATATTCCGCAACATCTCCGACAACGGCAGTCCCTACGGCGACGGCCTCGGCAGAATGCTTTACTGGCCGGTATGGTTCAAAAAGAACGCGATCAAGTTCTGGATGATATTCGCGGACAAGTTCGGCTCTCCAACTATTATAGGAAAATATCCGCAGGGAACGCAGAAGGTAGAACAGGACAATCTGCTCTCCGCCCTTGAGGCGATACAGCAGGAATCCGCAATCAAGATTCCCGACACCATGGTTATTGAACTGCTCGAGGCCGCGCGCGCAGGTACGGTTGATACCTATGAGCGGCTCTGCAATTTCATGAATAGCGCGATCGCTCAGGTGCTTTTAGGACAGACTCTTACCTCGGAGATCGGCAGTAAAGGCTCCTATGCCGCAAGCCAGACGCATAACGATGTGAGGGCGGAATATGTCAAGGCCGATGCTGATGCGATTTGTGAATGCCAGAATAATTCCCTGATCCGCTGGATCGTGGACTACAACTTCCCGGAAGTCGGCAGGCGCGGATATCCGAGGGTCTGGATACGTACGGAAGATGAGGAAGATTTAAAGCCGCTTGCAGAGCGCGATCAGATACTCGTGCAGAATATCGGCCTGCCGGTTGCGAAGAAATATTTTTATGACACATATGGGATTCCGGAGCCGGGGGATGGGGAGGAGTTGGTTAACGCCCCCCAGCCCCCTCTTAACTTAAGAGGGGGAGTGGAGCAGGGACAGCCCGCGCCCGGTGAATTTTCGGAGGCATCGACCATTCCTGCGCTTATTGATGCGCAGAAAAATATTGATTCTCTCGTTGACAACTCTTTAGCGGAATCCGGATTGGACCTGTCGCAGTTATACAGGATAGTCGATGAAGCAGACTCGTATGAAGAATTACAGCAGCGGATAGCTGAGCTTTATCAGGGGATGGATATGACAAAGATGAATGAGGTATTAGCGCAGGCGGTGTTTATCGCTGACCTGAAAGGAAGGGCGCTGAGTCAGTGAATAGTGAACAGTGGACAGTGAACAGCAAACAAATTCCCCTCTTTGACAAAGAGGGGTTAGGGGAGATTTTTCAATGCCTGAGATAATTGTAAAACCTTTACCGTTCGAGAAAGCGATTGCATTTTTCAGGGATAAGGTTGTCCTCACTCCTGACAAATACAATAGCCTGACCGCAGAGGCAAGGTCAAAGGCGTTTTCAGTCTCCGGCGTATCGAAGATGAACGTCCTTGAAGACCTATTTACCGAGACTGAAAGAGGGTTGTCAGAAGGCACATCCTTCGGAGATTTTAAAAAGGGTGTTAAGGGCATCATGGAAAAAAGAGGATGGGAAGGCGCGGCGCCCTACAGGCTGGATACGATATTCAGAAATAATATCCAGACAGCATATCAAGCCGGGCATTATCAGCAGCAGATGGAAACTGCCGAGGATCTGCCGTACTGGGAGTATGTGGCGGTTATGGATCCACGGACACGCCCGGCGCACAGGGCAATGAACGGAAAAGTTTTTAAATACGATGATCCATTTTGGAAGTCCTCATACCCGCCGAATGGTTTTAATTGTCGCTGTACCGTCAGGGCATTAACTGAAGGTCAGGTCAAAAGGGAGAAGCTAACAGTCGGGGAAAACGGCCCGGGGATAGCGGAGAAGGGTTGGGATGTGAATCCTGCAGAGGTCATGGGGAAACGGCTGCCGGCAGAGCAATTCAAAAAACTGCAAAGTGATCCTGAGAGGTGGACGCCGCTTATTAAAAAGGGCTTTGAAAATTACGGGCTGAAATCTGCCAGGGACTTTAAAGATTACAGATCCTCCGGCGTTGAACTTTGGCCGCGAGGCAATAAGGCTGTAGAAATGTACAAGGTAAATATGATGGGTAAGGTGTTTAAAGACGCAGTTAAAGAGCCTTTAATCATGAATGAAGAACTCATTAAACACATAAAACTTGACGGCAGAGAGCAATATTTACCGTTGATTGAAGATATCGTTACGAAGCCGCAGGAGATATGGCTTCAGGCTGAGAAGGAAAAACTGACAGGGAAAGTGGTTTTGAGAAAGAGATATATAGATATTATTGAGGTAGAAAAAGGCCGCAGGTTAATATTCGTAGCTGATGCGTGCAAAGGTCAATGGATGGGGTATACATTCTATCCTGTGGAGAGATATAGCACGCTTGATAATATCAGATCGGGAGTTCTGCTTTATGAATAAGACAATGAGGCCGGACCTTCACCATACTGAAGCGACCGGGTTGCGCTGTATAGGGGTATGGCCCACAGCCTGGCCCATTTCTATTTTACCACAAAAGGAGCGCATATAAAACGTGTATTTGATTAATCTTTATTCTCAACGACAACTGAAGGTGTCCCGTCTCCGTAATCGTTTGACGGTTTTGAGATGGGAGGGCGCGGCGTTTTTGAGGGCGGCGGTAATTGAGGCTTTGGCTTATCTTTATCGTCAGACATTAAAGACACTCAGGCCAATGGAGATTATCAACATAATAAAAGAAAGGAGTAAAAATGGAGCTGCTATTCTTAATATGGCTGTTCGCTTCGTATTGGTGGCTCTTTGCATCACGATAGCCTCGTCTACAGATGCTATGATCCCGGCGTACACTGATGATCCCGCCGCATTTGATCGCAGCATCTGCTCGTATGAAAAATTAGCCAGGCTCAAAGGGGAGAGCAACGGCGTTTCAGCATGGATTTTACCGAACATCCTACCCCAGAACACAAGCATGGACAAAAGAAAACTGATGCCCGCAAGCGTTATAGACAGGATAATTGCCTTACCGGACAGGGAAGTTATGCTGACGCCGAGGTCTTTCACGAGGAAAGCCGAGACTCCACCGATTACGGACGAGGCCCATAAGTATGTTTTTGCAACATCAAGTTGTCTTGTCACCACACGGTCAAAAACATACCAGTGCGACTCACGGGCAATGTCAAGGATTTTCAAAAGGGAGGCTTTGTATTCCTGATGATCAAATTCCATGAAAATATATTATCACAACGGGGGCTGTAAATGAGCGGCGTAATCATTAACGTAAAGATCGATGACATGGGAGTTAAGGCTATGCTGAGCAGACTTCAGGCGAATGTCGGCGATCTCAAGCCGGTCATGAAAACTATCGGCGGGATAGTCAGGAGCTCCGTAATACAGAACTTCCGCGAAGGCGGCAGGCCGAACAAGTGGACTCCGACAAAGGCAATATCCAACAGGATATCTTTTGCAATGGGAGGGAGGAATATAGAAGGGGATGAACAGCGCAGCGGGCTGAGAATCCGGAAGGGGAAGAAGGTATATAAGCTTGACGGGGAAAAAACCCGCGCATACGACAAATACAGCGCGAACAAAAAAACGCTGATTGATACGGCGAGGCTCATGAAGTCCATTACATACAAAGAATACTCAAACAGGGTCGAGATCGGGACGAATGTCGTCTATGGAGCGATTCATCAATTGGGCGGTAAGGCTGGCAGAGGCAGAAAGGTCACTATCCCGGCACGTCCTTACCTGATGGTTCAGGACAGTGACTGGACGACTATCGGGGAAGTTGTGACACGGCATCTAATGAAAGGAGTACGGCAATGAAAAAATGGATACCAATATTTAAAGCGGGAATACATAAAGACGCAAGCGGCCATGAAGCCTTGTGGACAGCGGAAGACCTGGATAAGATCGCCGCGTACAATCCCTCGCACCATGAAGCGCCAGTTGTTATCGGTCATCCCAAAGACAATTCCCCTGCGTGGGGATGGGTTGAGGCCGTAAAACGTGAGGGTGATATTCTCCTTGCAACATTTAAGGACCTTATCCCTGAATTCAAGGATATGGTGAGTAAAGGGCTTTTTAAAAAGCGTTCTATCTCCCTATACCCGGACGGCACGCTTAGACATATTGGATATCTCGGAGCAACCCCGCCCGCTGTTAAAGGGCTTGAAGATGTCGCCTTTAATGAGGGCGATCAAACAATAATCGAATTTAACGAGGAAGGAGGATCCATGATTGAAGAAATCAAGAAAATACTATCCGAGATGATGGCCCAGATAAAGGGCCTGATGCCGGAAAAACAAACCACGGAAGGAGGAATAACCGAGATGACTGAACAGGAAATTCAGAAAAAGATCAATGACGGCATATCAGCCGCGCTTAAGAAAAAAGACGCGGAGTTTGCCGAGGCGGCCAAGACCAAGGAGACAGAATTCTCCGAGAAAGAAGCCTCTCTTAAAAAGAGAGAGGATGCCCTTAAGAGTGAGGAGACAGCAAGGAAGAAAAAAGCGATCTCAGATTTCTGCGAGGGACTGAAAAAAGAGGGTAAGCTTATTCCCGCGATGGAGAAACTGGGCATGGGGATCACTGAATTCATGAGCCAGATCGCCACAAACGAGACAACTATTGAATTCGGAGAGGGAGATAAGAAAGCTAAACAGACACCGCTCGAATTCATGCAGTCCTTCCTGAGCGCATTGCCGAAGATGATTGAATTCGGCGAAGTGGCAGGAAGAGGCACGGACCCGGGCGCCGGCGGAGCCGCTGAAAAGAGAGAAAAGCTGATCAGTAACTTTATGGAGAACAACAAGGATGCGAATTATACAACTGCTGTAAAGATGGTTGCAAAAGAACATCCAGATCTATTCAAAAGAGAGGAGGATTAAATACCATGATAGGACAGGTTTCAGGAATTGAAAAATCAGTAAAAGGCACGGCTGCGATAGCGACTGCATTTACAATCGCCAAATTCGGGGCGGATGATGATACCTTAAGCGTTGCAGCAGCTTCAACCGATCTTTTAGTCGGAGTTTTTCAGCATACGACAACAGCGGCGAATGATGAAGTGCGTATAATGATGTCAGGCATCAGCAGGGTAAAGCTCGGCGGCACAGTTACACGGGGTAATCTCATCACCTCAGACGCAAACGCCAAGGGCGTTGCGGCAGCTCCGGCCGCCGGAGTCAATGCCTATATTATCGGGCAAGCTCTTGCATCAGGAGTTGACGGAGATATTATCCCGGTGCTTTTGTCACAGGGAAGGATACAGGGTTAAACGGATTTAAAACTTAAACTTTAAAAGGAGATAATTATGCCGGAAGCAAGAGATCTACACGTTGATGCGATACTCAGCAATCTATCGATCAAGTATCGCAACTCAGACATGATCTGGCCGGAAGTGCTGCCTGTAATTAAGGTAAACAAACGGTCGGATAAATTCACGAAGTATAACAAAGAGGACAGTTTCCGTGAGGTAAACGACGCCATCGGCCCGAAATCAGACGCCAATGAAGTTGACTGGGGCGTAAGCACAGACAACTATTCCGTGAAAGACCATGCCCTGGCGGATTATGTGCCTATTGAGGAGATTGAAAATGCGGACACCCCGATTAGTCCCGAGGTGGACACAAACGATTTTCTCAACATGGTGCTTGATGTTAATCAGGAAAAACGAGTCGCTGCAGTTGTCTTTGCTGCTGCTACATATCCCACAGGCAATAAGGTGCAGCTTTCAGGCACCGGACAGTGGGGAGGCAGCGCAGACGCCCCGATCAACGATATTCTTACGGCGATTGAGACATGCTTTATGAGGGCGAACACCCTCGTGTTCGGCGTTGACGCATGGCTGAAATTCAGACAGCTTCCGGAAATTCTTGATGCTGTAAAGGCCGTTGCAGGCGCAAGCCTTAAGGGAGGGATGGCCTCCGCGTCAGAAGTTGCGCAGCTCTTTGAGGTTGAACGGGTGATTGTCGGACGCTCCCGGTACATCACCTCCAAGGAAGGGCAGCCCACGACATATGCCCGTCTCTGGGGTAAACATTGCGCGGCATTGCACGTTTTGCAGTCTCCGGGGATTAAGTCAGTAACCTTCGGCGCAACATTCTCAGAGCAGTTGAGGATGACGCAGCGGGCGTTTGACGCAAAGAAAGGCGTCAAGGGCGCTCATTACATTAAAACCGGATGGAACTCTGACGAGAAGATCATCGCAAGCGACCTCGGATATTTTATCCAGGACGCAGTAGCGTAATTTGTAGGGGCGGGGCGAGTCCCCGCCCGTCATTCCCGCGAAGGCGGGAATCCAAATAGAAAGGAGAATAAATGCCTAAATACATTGTGCAGCACACTCACATAAAGCATGGCGGCAAGGGAGATAAAGAGGCGGCTCTCTATGCTCCCGGCGAAGAGATAGAGCTTACTGAGCAGGAGGCCTTGACTATTGGTCCAAATGTGCAGCCTGCTCCGGAGAAAAAGAAAGAACAGAAAAAGGAAAAGGAGTAAATCAATATGTAAGGGATAGCGGGGCTATCCCTTACATAATTAAAAAGATGATAAAAAAATTCTTTTTCATATTAATTTTCTTATTGACAGGGGCGGCTTTTTCTGCGGACCTACTCCTGGACACTGCCGTTGATATATCAACCAACACATCTTCATTCAACGGTGTTTGTGCCGTCACTGACACGAATGTACAGATGTGTCTCAATAAGATTGATGATCACACCCATACATCGGCAACGATAGCGGATGAGTATCTGAAAAATTCAGGAGGGGATGTGGGAACGGGTAATTATACGTTTACCGGCAATGTATCAGTGGGTGATGGGGATGGCGATAATCCCCAAATAAATTTTGTAGGCACGACAATTAAATATATATATTTTGATCAAACAAGAGACGCCCTCGTTATCAACGCGGGGACGGTGATTATCGAATAGAGGAGATAAAAAATATGAAAAAAATAATATTTGTTTTATTCGTGCTGGTTTTCAGTATGACGAGCGCATTATCGTTTGCTGAGGATATCTGCATTACAGTTAATGCGGATACATGGGATAGGCTAAAAACTGCTTTTTTGACCATGCATCAAAACACGGAATGTGTGAAATATGATCTGACGACGATGGAGTGCCTGAAAAAGAGATATACGGATGATGAATGGGTCAGAGAGCGAAGCCGCAGATTTGTATATGAGGCATTCAGAGAAGGCGAAGAAACAATTGCGAAAGTAAATGCAGTAAGAGATATGAATAAAGATTTTGATTCCAAAATCATGCTAAAAGATGTGGAAGTTACACCTGTAGAAATACCATTTAAATAAAAATGCTAATCCAGAAAAACGTAAAGACATCATTCCTTCTGAACGCTGGCCGGGACCGGACGACTGCAAACGGCTGGGCTGCGTCTTATCAGTTGCTGGATAAGTCCGGCAATGTAATATTCCCTGTCGGAGGCGGATATACAACGCAGGACCTGCAGGAGATAGGCAACGGCCTTTATGGAGTTGCTATAACCTTCAGTACAACGTACTGCGGGTTTATACGCTGGAGAATAACTAACAGCATTGAAACTCTCTATACTGTAGAGCCCTATACGATCTTAAGCTCTTTTGGCAATAAAACAGTTGAACAAACTTATATTGCCAATTACGGCAAGTCAAGGACCGGCAAGAGTGTTGATTTTAGAATACTGAAAGATGACCTCACCGAAGAACGCACCTGGAATAATACCGGACTTATTGAGCTTGGCTCTGGCGTATACGGAGTCGCTGTACAAATCAATACCGTTATGACCGGATATATACAGTGGCGGAATAATACGGACGGCCTTTATGTTTCTGATCCTGTCCTGATCTTTGATTCACTCAATGCTCCGATCATCCAGACCGGCAGTCTTGCGGTGTCGCTTGATCGTCCGGGTATTGATGTATCGGTCAATACGCCGGAAATCAGCACGACAGTCAATCAGGTTAATGTTGATTTTACAGTCGATGAAACGGACATTAACACATCTTTAAATACAAACATTGGAGTCAGTATTTCATGACGGACATTGAGCTGAAAAGAAAAGAAGCAAAAACACTGACTTTTACTATCAAAGACAGCAATGGCGTTGTGATTGATGTCAGTAACCCGACGACCGTAGAGTTTGCCGTAAAGGACAGTCTCGATGCCGGTACAACGATCATATTAAAGGTTAATGCTGACTTTGACAAGACACTTGCATCGAGCGGGATTGTAAAGGTCAATCTCTCCACTACTAACACGGACAATGTCGGGAACTTCATTGGCGAATTAAAGATCACCTTTAGCGGCACTAATATAGACAAGTCAGATTATATAACCATCAGAATTCGGGAGGCGGTGACAACGTAATGCCATATTCCACAGTAACAGACATAAAAAAACTTTTACCCGAGGAATTGCTCATTCAATTAACGGATGATGAAAACACAGAGACGGTTAATTCTTCACGAGTCAACGAGGCCATCGCCCAGGCAGATGCAGAGATAGACAGTTATTGCGGCATAAAATATTCTGTGCCGTTTACAACCGTCCCTGATATCGTCAAGAAGATCTCCGTTGATATAACTATATATAACCTTTATTCCCGTCGGGTCGAAGTGATCCCTGAGACCAGGGCGGATAGATATAAAAATGCGATCCGGCAACTTGAAGGGATATCTAAAGGCTTAATTTCCATCGGAGAGGATCCTGCCCCGGCTGCTCCAACGCAGGGCGGAGTAGAGACGAACAAAACCAATGATGACAGGAGTTTCACAAAAGACAATTTATCCGGGTATTGAAAATGAATTTTGAAGATATTGAAGATAAAATAATTAATGAGATCAAAACGCAGATTACATCCTTTAAAACCATCGAGACTTATGCAGGGCAGCTTGAGCAGGATCTTGATATGCTGCCAATTCAATTCCCTGCGGCATATGTTGTTTACGGAGGCTCTGACTATGAATGGATTGACGGGCCCAATCATAACGAAACGTGCACCTTCAGTATTCTTGTAGCTGCAAAGAGCCTCAGAGGACAGAAATCCGTAAGAAAGGATGATAACGGAGCGTACCAGATGGTGAACCTGATTTTACAGGCATTAATAAATAAGAACTTTGGGCTTTCAATGGAGAGGCTTAAGCCTGTGAAGGTCTCATTAGTATTTATATCAAAAACAGCAGCGATTTACGGCGTAGATTTTCAGACAAATTTTGACACGACATTTAACTGGTAAAAAGGAGGATAAATTATGTCAGGTGTAGCTGGAATAGAATTTAAAATGGCAGCAAAGAGGGGCCTAACATGGGGTACGGCAGAGGCCTGCGGAGCGTATGACGGGATATTGATATTGCCAGGCTCATTAAAAAAATCGAGGGAAGACAAGGTTGATGATTCGCTGGGTCTTTTCTGGCCCACGGATTCCGACCGGGGCGAGATCAAGGCTGAAGGCGATAGACCGGGTTATTTGAGATATGACTCGCTGGATCTTCTGATCGCTAATTTCATGGGGACTGCAGGAGTGCCGACATACACGAGCGGCGTTGCAACCAACGGTACGGGGGCTGGAAGTACAACCACGCTGCTCAAGACGGGAGCGGGCTGGACGGTCAATGAGCATGCCGGAAAGTTCTGGAAATGCACGGCAGATTCCGGGCAGCCGACGAATGTTGACAAATGCCGGCGTATTCTAAGCAACACTGCTGACACATTGACCTTTGCTGCAGCTCTGCCTGCGGCCACAAGCTCAACGACACAGGGAAGCATGTCCGCAGGGATAGCAGACCACAATTACGACCTCGCAGACAACCTCGACGGATTATTTTTGACCATTGTCATGAATAAAAAAATCAATATCGAGGAGGCCGTATCCGCAAAGATCATGGGCATGACAATTAAAGGATCGATTGGCAATCCACTGGAGATCAGTTTTAAAGTGCTCGCGTATAACATTATCTGGGATTCAGCGGTGAATACTCTCTCAACATTTCTAAATGTGACATACCGTGAACAGGCTAACCGTATACTGTATAGCCAGGGCGTTATGCGGATGAATGCGCAGGGAGGCGCCGGCCTTGGTGCCGGAGATAAGGTCTACCCGAGTGAATTTGAACTAACCGCAGAGCGTAAGATGTCCGGCGTCTACGGCGCAGGCGGATCATTTGATAATATCGATGAGCCGACTAACGACGGCATGCCTGAGGTGAAATTAAAACTGGTATATCCGCGTTATACATCGGCAACGCCTTTTACGGATTGGGAGGCGGGCGCGGCTAAAAAAATGGACATGACATTCACCGGCGCATTGATCGGCGGCTCATCATACAGAAAGATGGTGCTATCATTGCCGAATCTCAAATATGCAAACGTAGAGGCTCCTGAGGACCGGGGCATTATTAAGAATCCGATTGAGTTTAACTGTTTATCAGCCGCTGCGGCCCCGACCGGCATGACCGGGATCACAAAGCCGTTTAGGTTAGCATTAACAAACACCTTTGGCGGCGATCCGCTGCAGGCCGGAAACTAATAACGCCCCCTCTTATCCCCCTCTTACAATTAAGAGGGGGAAGGGGAAGTTACTTAAATAAAAGGAGATGACACATGGGTAAAATTGGGATATTTGATGAGGAACAATCGAAATGGATACAGTTTGATAATGACACGGAAGTGCTGATGCAACTGGCTACAAAATCGGATCTAAGGAAAATAAACCAGAAGGCCGCAAAGAGGGCCAAGCTAACAGGAGAAAATGCGGGGGATATATCCGACTGCCTGTTGGGCCGGGCAGTAGTTAAAAGTTGGCGGAAGATTACCGATTATGGCCATCCGGGATTAATTGTCAACGGGCAGCCTCTGCCGTTTACTCCTGAAAATATCGATATGCTAATGAGAAAGAGCATTAAATTTTCCAGATTTGTCAATGAAACTTGTATTGACGAAGATGAATTCATAGACGGAGAAGAAACAAAAAACGTCTGACAGCTCACATACGCGCAAAGCTGGACTTCCCGAATGTGAGCTGTGAGAAATGCAGGGAGGCGCTGATAATAGATGAAGTCGAACCGCCGTGTTTT